TATCAATATTTCCTGCAAAGCTAGTTAATGCTGGTATATCATTTTCTGTAAGCCAAATTTTCATATTGTTTCGGTTTTATCAAGTTCTTTTTCTTCTTCAAAATCCTTAAACCAAGGCATAATTTCGCCATCTATTAAATCGGTAATTTGCTTTATTCCATCGACCCAATTCTGACGTCGTGGATTAATCTTTTTACGGTAAAATATCTTTAATGCCATCGAATATTCATCGGCATTATTTGAAAATCCCCCGCCTTGATTGTTTCCGCTAAATAATATGTTTGGCATTCCGTGAGCGACTTTAATTTTTCGCTCGGCTTCCTCTGTAAAAAATGTAATGTTTTCACTTAAATTACTAGGTGGTATTTTGTCAAACGTTACCGATTCTTCAATACTGTCATTAAAAGAAACAATTACTTTTGCGGTGTTCTTTGTTCCTGAAACTCTATCCCGTACCTTTTCGGCTTCACTCCTTGCAAGTTCTGGTGTGCTTTGTCGTCCTTGGTTGTAATTTACAATTACCACATCATGCGCAGAATTTTCAATATAATTAGCAGCATAATTTCCAACTCCACCCTCAAACTTTGCAAAAGGAATACAACTAAAATAATCAGGCACGGCAAAAAACGGCTCGGATGTTGGTTGTCTAACTAAAAGAATTTCTAAGTTTTGACCCTGGGTATATTGACCAGTAAATTTAGGATAAAATTCTGGCCTGTATCTTTGTTTATTGTCCCAATCGTAACTAAACCAATATCCCTCAACTTCTAAAGATAATTGATTGTATCTTATTCCCAATTTGTAAATCGGAATATACTTTATTTTTAGCGGTGTTTGTGTTTGCTCGTTCCAAATTACTTGAACGGCAAAACCGCCATAAATACCATCGTCTTTGCACGTCAAAAGCACGTCTTCAGCAGACATGTATTGTCTTAAATTAACCTTACCAACGCCTTCGTCAATTAATCCTTCCCCGTACATATAAGTACGAATATCATTTAATATTGAGCTATTAGTTGGGCTGTCCTCATACGCATCTTTATAAGTTATATAATTTGCGTTATTTACGTTGTTTTTGCTATTTAAAATATAATCAATGCCAACTCTTGGCTTAATGTCAATCGGTTGGTAAACGCTAAACTTTTCAACTTTACTTTCAAAAGTAAAAGTTTGCAATCCTTTATTTGTAGGTAAATCTTTCATTTTGTTCTGCATAATTAAAATTTTGAATGTTCGTTCCCTCTTTTAAAATCTGTATTTTACCTAAATATAAAATCTCGTTACCTCTTTTTAATTCAAATTCAAATTTATCTAAAATCTTAAATTGAGCGGGCTGCGTTGTAATTGTAATTTGTAATTTTTGCCCAACTGTAAAAGTAAACGCTGGAGTAATAGTTGTGCTTCCTGTTTCTTTTCTTAAAGTCAAAGTTAAATTATCGCTTTCAAGTGGGTAAATTCTAGGAATTAATGAAAAAAATAAAGGCGTATTTAAAAAAAGTACTTTCATTTTATTTTTTGGTATAAAAAAAGCCGTAAATAATACGGCTTTTAGTTTATTTTATCTGAATTAAACAACCGCTTTTAATGCTGCTGCATATTCTATTAAAGCTGGTGCTGTAAGTAAATATTCTCTTGAAAAATCTGGTTCCATTGTTTGGAATGTAACTGTAAATCCGTTAAGATCCCCAATAGTTCCACCCGTTTGATCGTCAATAGTAATGGCCATTGCTCCGTTTTGTGAACCTGCAACCGTGATAGTTCCATCTTTTCTCTCAATAAATAAAACAACTTCTCCGTCAAGTAATTTCTTAACATCAGTAACGGTTTTAACCGCATCAGATTTTGGAACGTTTAATATAATAGGTAAATTTCCCGTTACTCCTTTACTTCTATTGTCTCCACCTGAAATTCCATTTTCTACATAGTTTGCAGTAGTTGCTTTGACTTCAAATCTCGCCAAAGTTGTTGAAGCAAATGATGTCGCAATCTCAAGCACTCCAGTAGCTGTTGTAACTATTTTTGTAAGCGAACTAAATACCCCAATTGATACGGCATCTATTCCTGCTTGTCCGCTTATACACGCTAATTTTCGCGATCCCCCTAATGTAACACACATATATTTTTAGTTTAAAAAAGGGCGTATTTTCAACGCCCTAGTTATTTATTATCCTCCGTAAAGTACACCGTCTCCTTGTGCCATTACCGTTGCATCTAAAGTGTAAATAGTTCGCACGAACATTACATCACTATCATTGTCAACTTTTCCTGTTTCAAAAGATGCTACATCAGCCGTTGAATCAGTTGAAAAGTAAATTACAGAAGGTCTTTGCACGTAAACAAATCCAGTAGGGAATGGTACAAATTCAATAACAACTCCGTTGTATGAAATTACTTCTGCTGCTCCAGCACCAGTAACCAAGAAGTTTACTTGTTGTGCTGCTCCGACAGCATTGTTAGCGATTAAAATTAATTGTCTGTGTGCATAAGGTGCGTACATTACTGGTAATTCAGCTGCTTCAAAGCTTTCTGGCTTTACTGCCGCAAAGATTTTAGCATATTCAGCGGCTATGTTTGCAGCCGTTACGGTTGTACCGGTTACTTTAATATACGCTCCTAAAGCTGTTTCATCAAATAAAACTCTTGAAAGTACTCCGTCTACACCTGCTGCATCTGCCGTGTAACTAGCTACTTTAGTTTGTGCCGCTGCGGTTATTGACCCTTGTGCAGCGTTTGGTGTCAAGGCTGCTAATGCTGTTTGAGTAGCGGCTGAAAATCCAGCCCAAAACTTTAACTGTGCGTCTTGTGATGTTTTTGGGGCAGTCAATTGTAGTACTTGAGTATTAAACTCTGAACTGTCAATATTTAAAGCACCTTGAGCCATGTCGCGGTTAAATCGAGATTGTCTCAAAGCTTCCATTTTAAAGGTGTACTTGTACTCAATTTTTTTAGGGTTTGCTACCCTGTCTTTTAAAACAGGTCCGCCTTGTGAATTTAACCTTTCGCCTGTATACGCTTGACCTACAACGTTAACTGCTGTTTCCGTAATAATTGTGGAAGCTTTTACGTCGTCTGCGAAATTTACCAAACCTTTTTCTACCGTTTTATTTAAGAAAAATATTTCTTGAATAATTGGAGAAACCGCTTCCCCTCTAATTGCTATTGGACTATAAGTTATTGCCATTTTATTTTATTTTTTTATTGGTTTTTTTTTGATTCTCTGTATTTTTCTAGCGAAGTCATTTCAGCAAATTCCTTTGGTTTTGGTAAATTAACTATTGCTAATTTTTCGGCTTTAAACACTGCTAAATCATTTTCGGCTTTTGCCTTTTCTGATTTCATAGTTTCCAATGTAGTAGAATCTTCCACATCTTTAGCCTGCATCGTTGCAATTTGCTCTTTAAGGTCTGCATTTTCAGCCATTGCGGCATTGTACATAGTCTGTAATTCAGCCATTGGATCTACAGGTGGGTCTGTTGCTATAGCCCCTGGCACTTCTGCCATGTCTTCCTTTTCTTTATCATTCATCATAAATAGTGACTTTGCCACCTCGATAACCTCGTTGATAAAAGATTTTTTTTCTTCTACATTCATATTTATTTCTGGGTTAATTATTTCGTAATCTAAAAAAGCTTCTAAGCTTATGCCATCTACCTCGCCTGTTTTAATAAACTTTTCCCAAACCTCATCGTTTTCAATTTTAAAACCTAATATCAAATCTCCCGCCTGCACATCTTCCATTAAAAGAGTCTTACTTTTGTCTAATTCTGGGTTCAAAACTATCCAACTTTCAATTGGGTAAACGTCCGTTATTGATTCCTCGGAATGGTTTAAACTCATTTTAGCCAAGCCTTTATTATTGCTTTTAAAATAAGACTGTTGCATCTTTTCTACTTCCTCTGCATCAAAAGTAATGTAGCCTGCTTCTCCATTTATATCTTTGCGAAAAATTTGCTTGTTTGGTCGCATTGCAACCGAGTAAATGATTCGCTTTTCTTGGTTTGCAAAAAATACGGGCTTGTTTATTTCCTCGGCAAACTTTGAAAGTTTAGTTTCAACTGCTGCTCCCAATACTATTGAGAAACAGTTGACATCAGTACCTGCTTTTAATTTTGCTTTGTAAACTTTCATACTACAAAGATTGCGTTATTGATTTGTTAATTTGAAATTGTGGCACACAAAAAAACCCACTCGGTTTGAGTGGGTTCTTGTTTTAACTTGTTTAGAATTGTTTATTCAAAAAATTCAATGTCTTTACTGTGTTTAGTTAGTTTTTTATACTCTAAAATATTAACATTATTTTTATTAATTTTATCAGCAATAAGCGTTATGCTTTTAACCCTGTTGTGGTCAATATTACCACGTCTGCAATCCATTAACACGCCTGTAAGCATTTCATTTAATTGCTTTGCGTTGTTTACTTCAAAATTCAAATCTCTTTTAGGTTCCATAATTTACTTGTTTTTAAGTTCTCTTTTTAATTGTATTATTAATCTTTTTATTTCTATTATTTCTTTCGGAATATTTTCAGATTTTTTTACCTTTAAAATGCCTCTAATATAGCATTCTGGTAAATTTAAAACTTTTTGCTTTATATACTCTTTATTATATGCTTTATAATATTCTTTATTATCTAGCCTATACTCTGTATTATATTCTTTATTTTTTTCTTTATTATTTAAATAATAATTTTTGTCTTTTTCTTTTATTTTTTCTTTATTCTTTAATTTATACTCTTTACTATATTCTTTTATTTTTTCTTTATTTTTTTCTTCATTGTTTAAATTATATTCTTTTGTTTGTTTTTTTATTTTTTCTTTATTCTTTAAATAATATTCTTTACTATATTCTTTATTTTTTTCTTTATTATTTAATTTATACTCTTTCCTTTTTTCTTTATTCTTTAAATAATAATTTTTTTGTTGTTTAGTTGTTTTTTCTATATTTTTTATATAATATTCTCTCCTATATTCTTTTGTTTGCATAATTCCATAGTTTTAATATTTATTCGTTTCAACAAAGATAAAACAAAGAACCTTATTAGGTACTATTTAATAAGACTTTAACACACAAAAAAAACCGCCACAATTAAGTAGCGGTTTGGGTCTCCTTTCTTTTTAATGGTTATTTACTTCTTACTAAAATACTGAAACAATGCTTCACAAATAATTTCGCTAATTGAACACTCTCGCTTTTTGGCTTCTATTCTCAACTTTAAAACGTACCACATTCTTGGATAAGCTACGATTCTATTTTCTTTTGCCATTTAGATTGAGTTTGAGTTAATTTTATTGTTGTCAAGTTGTTGTGCATCGGTAACTGACTTGCTGACTACGTAAGCTTGGATTGGTGGTTGTGAATTTAAGTTATTTGCAACTGTGTTTCCAATTTGATTTTCGCTACTTGCTTGAAATGCTACTTGTGGAGTTGCGCCAGCTGCACCTGCCCCTCTTGCTCCGCCACTTGTACCGCTGCCACTTTCAATTGAACCGCCACCTAATGACTGCAAAGCTTTTTTAGTAGATGCAATTGTGCTTGCTACTCCAATTGCGCCCTGTGCTGCATTTAAAGCAATTACAGGAATAGCACTTACTCCGCCAGTTGCAATTGCTTGTGGTGTAGCTAACGCGCCAACTATGGATGTGTTTGTTGCCGCTACTTGTTTTCCAACAGCAACCGCGCCCTCTGCAATCATTGCAGCTTTTTGTACTTTTTTACTTTTGCCGAATACTTGCGCTAAAAATGCAACGGCTTGACCGGCTAAATTTAGTCCTTGCTCTTGTATTTCTCTTTTTTGTTGAAGTTTAGCGCGTTCAATTTCAACTTCTTTGTCTGCTAAATCTTTGGCAGCCGCAACTTTCTCATCGGATTCCTTGTCAAATATAACTTTGTTTTCCTCAATTCTTTTTTGTGCTAAATCCCGCTCTAAAGTAGCAAACTTTTCAGCGTTTAAAATAGTTATTGCAACCGTGTCAATTCCTTTTTGTTTAAGTACTTCTACTTCTTCATCTGCCCTAGTTTTTAATCTTGCTAACTTTTGCTCGTCTGTTTTATCTAGCAAGTCCTCGTTTGCAATTTGCAAAGAATTTTCTTTGTCAATTCCTTCTTTAAGTAATGCAAGTCGTGCGTCCTCAATTACTTTATCGGCTGCGGCTTTTGCTGCTGCTGCTTCTTTATCAAGTGCCTTTTGTTCGTTCCGTAAACTATTAGCATTTGCTAACTGCTCTGATTCTTGGCCTGAAATACGCTCGTTAATATCTGAAATTTGCAATAATGCTTCCGCCCGTTCGTCAAGGTTTGCACTACTCTTCCCCTCTTGTTTAATTCTTAAATCGGAAACTGTTTTGGCTAAATTAGCAATTTTTAATTCCTCAAGAGATTGCTCTTTTAAAACCACCGCAAGTTGTGCGTTTAATTTTGATCTTTCTGCAATAGATAAATTACTATCGTTATCTCTTTTTTGGCGTATCTTTTCAGCTTTGTTTTGAAAATCTAATTGTGTTTGTTGTGCGTTCCTTCTAGCACTTACTAATTTAGCTTCTGCGTCTGCCAGCTTATTGCTTGCCTTTACATTGCTATCTACTGCATCGGTCAATCCTTTTAATCCGTTCGCAGCAGCGTCTAAGCCTAAGGCTCGTAATCCTTTTTGTAAAAGTAATGATGTTGATAAAATTACATTTCCTGCTGTTTCAAAACTTTTAATTATATTGTCAACTAAAAATGTAGCAACTGGTTCAAGTACTTTTAATAGTCCGCTAAACAATCCGCTAATAACCGCTAATCCTTTTCCTAATTTATCCCCGTTGGCTTGGGTACTAAAGAATGCTTTGCCCAATAATGCAACTGCCCCCACTATAACCGCTAAAACAGCTCCTATTGGATTTGCGACAATAGCAAACATTTGAGCTAATAATGCCTTAAATCCAGAAATAGCACCGCCAATAGGTCCGCCCAAATCTTCGATTCCGCCTCCTAAGTCCTTGGTGCTTTTAATGGCTTTCTTCTGAGAAGTCGCTACTTTGTCGGTCGTCTTTGCGGTTGCTTCTAGCTTGCCCGTAAGTCCATCAACTTTTTTTGAGGTTTCTTCTGCATTTGTATCAAACTGTATTTTTATTTTCTGCTCTTTGTCTTCCATTTTAGTAGTTCAGTAAAGTTAATTTAGTTTTGCCGTTGGTAATGTCAATAGTACTATCTACAATTGTGAATTTATTTTCTCCGATTATAATGTCATTTTCTAGTCTAAAATCCCGAACTTCATTTGCGTTTAGATTTAGTGTAAATTCTTGTTTCATTACGTTTTGGTCAATGTATCTTTTTATAATGTCAATATAATACCGACTAAATAAATTGTCTCTATACGCAACGTTATTGTTAACTAAAACCGACCACGCAAAACTTTTGTTGTCGGGTGTGTAGGGCAAAACTTCAATGTAAGATGAAATGCTTTCAGTAACTAATGCACCGCTGATAACGCTACTTTGCACGCCAAAACTTACGCCTAAAGGTTTATTTCCGTGTGAGTAAAACAAAACCAATTCGCCAAAGTTTGGCGTGTACCTCGCCTCGCCTGTTTCTAATATTTCAGGTTGCCCACCTTCAAATCCGTAAATAGTTGTAGCGTTTGTTCCTGGAATAGTTACGGGTGGTATAATTGTGAAATTAGTTTCAATTTTAAATTCTTTGGCGTTTGATGGTTTTATTTCTGGAAAAGATGCTTGAGCGTAATCCTGACCCGCTCCAATTTTATAATCAACGTTTGATTTAAAATTGCTGTCAGCGTGTTTAAAAATATAATAATTAAAATCGTCTTGCGTTGTTTTTTCTACATCGGAAATGTCAGCTACATAGGTAACTTCTTTTTTGTTTGCCAGAATATCTTGAGGCGTATAAAAAAACAAACTATCATCGTCAGGGTTGACATCTAAAATAGCAATATTAAATGATTTTAAAAACGAGGTTAAAAAGTGAATTACTTTTACTTCTGGCAAAGATTTGATCAGATCAATTTTTGACCCACCCATTAAAGAAAAGTTGTTATTATTCCGAACTAGACTAACAGTTCCAATTGTCGGTATATCCATTCTAAAACTTAAAACCGCATTAGACCAACTAATCGCATTTGTAAATTCTAAATTTATAAAATATTCAATATTTAAATTTTGGTCAAAAAACAATGTTTCAATAAAAATTCCAATTTGTTCATTTGGTTGTGATAAAGTAAAAGTTTCCGTTTTAATTGCAAAATCCTCCCCAACTCTAAAAATAGACATTGTGCATTCAGTTGTTGTTGCAGTCAAGTAGTTTATTCCTTCGAAAATTATAGACTGAGCAACTTTATTGTTTTGAACTCCTAAAACACTGATGCTTATCTTTACGGTATCGCTTGCGGCAAAATAGTCAATTCTATTTCCAAAACTTGATATTTTATTTGAATTTTCATTAATTATAAATTTGCTTTGTGTTTTACTTCCAAAGGTTTTACCCATACACCAAATGTAAGCGTCTTTATATTCCGTGCGGTTTTCAAGCGGAGAAACGATTTGCAACTGATATTTTTCTTTTATTAATTCAACGATTGTACTAAATGAAATGGCTGGTCTTAACTCGTTTGCTTTTAAAACTTTGTTTGACGTAGGTAAATTTGTAGGGTTAAAAAACACATTATCTAATCCTGTTTCGTCTACATTATATTGTATAACTCGATTTGTTGACGCCAACGGCACAAAGTACTTGATCGGGATTCCTTCTATGTTTGCGGAAACAATACCTTGTAATAATGATTTTACAGATGCAGGATTCCACGTGACAATTGAGCTACCTAGCATATCAATAGTATCATCTCCTATTTTATCCTTTAAATTAGTTAAATTAGTAGCAAAACTTGCAGTAATAACGGAAGGTTTACCCATTTTATAGACTATTTTTTCGAATTTTAACAGTCCTGTTTGGTTTAAAATGCTGTTTACATACACTTTTGCACGTACTTTTCGCAAATCGGATGACTTAATTACGTCCGTATTACCAAAATATCCCAATGAATTAAGGTTATTAGGAGTTGCATCAAAGGTAAAGTTAAGAGAATAAGGCGAAAAGACCTTTGAAATATCTTTAGTATCGACAAAAGTATATCGCATTGGTATACTTTCATCTTTTATTAGGTCTAATTTGCTGTAATTTAACCCTTCTAGTGAGACAAATACTTCTGTTATCATAAACAAATTACCTTATATTGTTAATTTTATTGTTTGTTTCGTCAAATTTTAAATTATAGTCAATCGCTATCCTATCATTTAATCTTGTTTTGCGTGTAAAATCTTCTTCTGTTATTACAACTGGGATTTGCTGGTGCGTTTTAAAGAAACCTATTGCTTCAGCTGTTATACTTTGACTATCGATTGAAATATTAGTATTGTCGATGCTTACAACCGCATTATCAATTGTAATTCCAACCGTTGTAAACAATTCAAAATCCCCTTTAAAGTTAATTAAATAAACGATAGGCGAATAAATCAATTCCTCAATTATTGAGGTCATATTTTCATCAAGTGATCCCGTATTAATAACATACGATTGCTCGGCATCTATTGAAGTAATTTGTTTTGAGTGAGTAAAAGTATTATCTACTTGCGATGGGTCACGATGTGAAATATTGCTAATAGTTCTATTTACTTTTACGGTTGCCGTCTTTTTGCCGTGAGGCGTAAACGTTTCCCATAAGCCTAATTTATTTATAAAAACAATTAGGCACGGATCAAGCGTACATCTTACTTTTGTTGGAGTTAATGGAATGTAATTTATAACATTTGCCGTTGTGGCTTCTGCGACTGTCCTATTAAAGTTAAAAGTTTGGCCAAAGTAATTGTGAATTTTTGGATTAAACCATTTTTCAACTGGAACTATAAAACCTGATGCACCGTAATTTTGCACTCCGTTATCTCCTATTAAATTCTGCTCATAGTTCCATCTGTAACCTAGGGTACAAAAGAACGTATTTGTATAACGGATGGTTTGGCTCCCGTCAAAATTAATTAAAATTACTTGTGCCTGAATAAATACGCCTTGATTTGTAATTGCAGCAGGTGCCGCTCTGTTATATGCAAATTTTGGATTTATAAAAGGCTTAATTAAATCTGAAATCTCAAGTGAAATGTAACTATCGAACTGACTAACTTTGTCTTTTGTTAAAATGACAGTTGGTTGGTTAATGACTTTATTTTGCAATCCATCCCAAATGTAAAGATTTACGGTAACAGATTTTGTTAAAATTGTAGCGGTTTCACGAATAAATAACGGACTGTTAATTAATTTAACTTTGCTTTCGTTGTCGATTGGTGTGCGAACTTCCAATGGTAAAATTGGAGGTATTGGTGCAACGTCGGGAACAATGACATCTGAAATCGTAAAATTGAAACCGCTTAAAATCTCTACCTCACTTGCGTTAAATCCTTTGTAGCTCGTAATATTTATGTTTGCTAATTTACCTTGAAAGCTAAAAGAAGACGAACCCGTAACTTGTGCGGTAAATAAATTACTATCAAATAAAGCGTTAGTTACAAAATAATTATTAAATCCAGTTGCTGACAATGAACCTCCTGTTTGATTAGTAACAGATATTTGATTCGGTATTCCTGTTATTGTATCCGTAAAATAAATAATAAACTTGGACAATGATAATATCACTGCCGTGTGATTTATCGCAATTTTATTAACTATCATAATTTGCTGTTATTTGGTCTACTATTTCTTTCACTACTAAATTTATAGTTTCATCTACATTATTATTTATTGCAACTTCCAACTCGTTCGGGTTTTGAAATCTACCATAAAATACTTGTGCAACTGTCAATACAGTATCAGGCTTTACCATATAATTTACGGAATCCCTTAAACGCCCCGTATCTACTCTTGAATTATTTCGAGCCTGCTGAAAAACCTTTTGACCTAGTTCGTTTAATTGTGCCTTTATTATCTTGTCGGCATCTATCTGTTGTCTAGTCCTTCTTTTTGCCACGGATTCTATTTAATAATGAGGTAACTGCTGTCGTGCTACTTCTAGTTATTGAATCTATTATTTTTCTAGTTGAGTTTCTGCCTGTTTGCGTTAAGCCAACTTCAAAAGTTCCACCGCCAAATTCAGTATAAATGATTTTCCACTTGACCCCTGACGGCATCAACCGCCTTGCATTTGCTTCTAGCTTTGAATTTTTTCCAAACTGCCCGTAATAAAGCATTCTAAAAATAACCTGCTCACGAACATAAGTAAACGAAATAGAACGTCTTAACGCTCCAGTATCTACTCTTGCTGTTGACTTTGATTGGTCAATTATGCTTTGTGCAACGGCTCGAATTCCTGCTTCTTCTAACATCCGCTTCCTAGATTTGGCATTGCTAATTCTATTGTAATTTGGTGACCATCTAGTCCGTTTTTATTAAAATTTTCTAGCTTTCTGGATTGCGTATTGCTACGTAATTCAATGTGATTTTCAATATATATATTACTTCGCATTTGGTTCAAAAACTTAGAAATA